GCTAGATTCAAATAAAAAAATTATATTAATTAAGCTATGTCTCCGAGCCTACTTAATTCCTGAAGCTTTTCGATGGGTCTACCCAATCCGCCCACAGCAGTAAAGACCGTGAGACCCGGTTTATCTCCGCTATAAATGCCCCTATGAACTGTATTGCCTTTTTTAAGCATTCTTGAGACTTGGTCAAATGCCTGATCCAAGGAGCTTTGGGGAATTGTATTTAGTTGCTCTGTTCCGCCAATTACTACAACCGCCGCCACATGCCCAGAACGCAAATCTACCCCGCCAGACAAAAGGTTATTAGACAGATTATCCCTAACAGCCCTAGCAACCGCTATGTTATCCTTCCAGTCAGGAACAGGAGAAGCGCCAAAGACTATTAATCCCGAATCTAAAACTCCCCTATAGTCATTAGCGTCAAATGCCGAGTAAGTGCTATCTTTTGTAGCCGTATGATTAAACAGGTGGAATAACCCCGCGACGCTATGGTTGGCTGTCTGCCAGAACTTAGATACAGGCAGGTCTGGATAAAGCTTCGCAATTTTTTCGTTATCAATAATGATTAGCGGTCCAACAATTTGCTTTTCTACTAATCCGTAAACTGAATTCAATATGTTAAACGCGTTTGCGTTTACTTTTTTACCCTCGGAAGCTTTAGGCAGAGCCAAGATTACTCCGACCTTTTTGTGTCCAGAGTTCAAAGCGGCTTGTATCTCGTGCGCTAATATCGTCATTGGGCAAACCGAGCCAGCCCCAGTTCCCCCTCCTGCGCCAGCACAAACAAAAATCCTATCATACCCATCTCCCAAGGATCTCCTAAGAAAATCAGTAATGTCTTCTCGGTTATCCTTAAATAGGTTTGCGGCTTTTTCTGGGTTCTTACCTGCCCCGCCTTCTCCAAAGCATAATTTATTTTCTAGATTAATTGTGTTTAAGTCTTGTTGGGCGGTATTTAAAACAGCGATTCTTCTATACCCAATCTTGTGGAAGGTTTCCGCGATTCTTGACCCCCCTTGCCCAACGCCTATGAAAGCGTACTTGAATGCTGCGTCTACTTCGTCTTCAATAAAATCAGTGTTAACGCTTGATGCCGGCGGGGGGACTATGAGATCAGGCATTTCAATGTCAGGAGTCTCGCCGTACATGCTCTGAATTATGTTATCGTCTTTCTCTTCCTCGTTCATAAGTTACCTTTTCTTTTCTTTGCTTGCTACTAAAAGCGCGGCAAGGTACATGTCAATTTCATGTTCGCAAGCGACCCGTTGCACTTCTTGCGTCTTTTCTTTATTCTTATCTCTTGGGTCATCGCAATACTCTCCCGCTTTTGAAATCCAATTTTCTGGCTCTTCATTGCTGATTATGACATCCGTTATTTGGCTAGCTACTTGCTTCTGGTTTTTGTTAAGCCTTTTGATTTTGTGCTTCTTGCGTAGGACTGATTGTATTGTCGCCTCCAGCTTCTGCGCGAGAAGCATATTTTCTTTTATCTTGCTCGGGTCGTACTGTCCTTCGGCTTTGCCGTTACTACTAGGCGTTCCTACGGGGCTGATTTTTTGAGTTGATTGAGGAACCCCTTTTGTGCCGCTAGGTCTACCGGAACCGCTAGGCTCTGTAGGCTTGTTGAGTACAGATTCGTAATAGCCCTTTTTAAGACCCTCTTCCTTGTGCCTCTTTTGGCTTTCCAAAGACTCTAGATTGTTCGGTAAGCGCCTAGTCTTAATGGCTCTAAAGGTCTCCTCGGGAGTAAGCGCGCCAAGCTCGAATAGCCTAGTGTAAATTTTGTCCCTTAGAACGTTGTCAGCTAATGCGATCTCTTGGAAATAAGGCGTTGGGAAGCTTCTAAAGTTAAGGCTCTTCGCAAGCTTTTTAATTTCAGGAATAAGAAAATCATTTAAGAAAGCCTGTCTGCCTTGCTCTAGTCTCGCGATAAACACTTTTACTCTGCTCTCTTGATTCGCGAATTTTTCATTACCCACTAAAATATTGTTTAGCCCGAGGTTGATGTCTTTATCAAAAGTCTCATACTTCTTGGGGTCCAAAAGGTCTGCGATCTTTGGAACGACAAATTCCGCTTTGGTTGTGTAATCTGCAATTAAAACTCTACCGACAGACTGGTTCGTGAAAAGCTCTTGCATGGCTTCTAAGTTTTTCTGGTTGATTCCTCCCTTATCGGGCTCATTACCCATAGTAACTAAAAGAATTGCTTGCTGCATGGTTCGAGCAATAGCCATATCCATCTTCTTTAGTTCATACTTAAAGTTTATATCTTCTAAAACCGGATAGCCCATTGGTACGCCAAACGGCTCGTAGTCCTGTTTTTTGTAAAAGACTGCGGTTACTTTATCCATGTCTAGGGGCAACAATACAACTCCAGTCTTTTTGCTTTTAATCGCTTTTTTGATATCCTCAGGCAAGTTGTCAAACACTTCCTGATCCGCTTCTGTCTGCGGGTTTCTGAGCTTTTGTAGCTCCCAGTCAGAAAGAGTTTTAGAATAGTCTACGTTCTGGAAAGATAGGGAACCAGTCATTTGAATATCCGCAGGATTCAAAAGCACATACTGAGAAGGGACTTTAATCGTGTTCGCGGCGAGACTCTTTTCTGAACCAAAAACTTGAGATATCTTTTGGACGTCCTCTGGGAGTAAGTCCGCGTCAAGTCTATATACAAATACGTTGCCCGAGCGATAATATTCCCTGAAGAACTTGTCTTGCAAAGACCAGATATTTATCTTTTTAAAAAATGCGTCAAAAAATTCTCTACCCTTTTTGTTGCCGCCTTTAAAAAATATATCATTTACTGAGAACTCCGTCATGAGATCTATTACGTTTCTAAATGTAGAAAAATTGTAATACGCTTTTTGACAAAGGACGACGGCGTCCCTAACTTCAATTCCATTTTTAGAGTAAGACGTCGCGTATTTAAAAGGGACAAGACCATCTTCTATGTTTTTATACTTATCGGTCCTTTGTATGGTGGTAGAGAGATTCCTTCTGCTTCTCGTCGTGCTACTGGCGAGAGACTCTTCATACGCTAAGAGAGGCTTCGCCCCCGCGCTCGTCTCTTCGGGCTTTGCTTTCCTCACTGCCTTTGGGGCTTTTTTGGGGGCGGCGCGCTTTCCCGTCGTCGTCTTCGCGCTAGTTTTTTTGCGGTTCTCGCTCATTTCTTAATGAATATTACACTTCTTACTCGATCATTCTCGGAGAAAAGGTTGTATTTGTGTCAGTTTTTTGACTCAGCATGTCAAAGTAGCATTTTACCCCCCAAGTAGCTAGCATTAATGCCGTATAATTATCTTTTCTAGCCCTGTTAGCTGAAGTGCTCCTTTTGAGATGATGGGGTAGATCAAAGGTCTGTGACCCTCTTGGCGTTGTCCTGACCTCCACGAGGGCGCATTGCTTCTTAACTTGATGAATTAAAGAGTCCTGAGTCTCAATGAACTCACCCATGTTTATCTCGTTTACTAACTTAAGATTTACGTGGCCGCTAGACTGATGGCTAAACACTGATCCGTTGGCCGTTGTTCTTGACGCAAACCACATCTTTTTATGATCTATGCAGGCTTGAAGATGCTCATTCGCCTTACGGATAAAATCAGTGCTAAAGTTTTGTTTAAAGCAAATTTTGTAGTTTTCCTTATTGTATTGCCTTTTTAGTTTGATAAGCTGCTTGTCGTATTCCACTCCATCTTTTTCGCTTTCAAAGTCTAGGAACTTCAAATTGATTCTATTGTCAATGAATAATTTGTGCTCATTTGCGCTATCCAAAAATTGGTAGCCGGCATTATCAATGACAGTCATAATAATGTCGAAGTTGTTAAATAAATAATTTAAATATTTAATATGGTCTTTTAAGTCTCCGCCTGCAACCGCGTAGTTATGCACGAGAATTGATTCTTGCGTCTCTTTGTCAACCTCCATTAACGCCATGGCAAAATAATCAGAAGACGGACTGTTACTAAAGCTCGGGTCGATTGCTAATATATATTTTGCTCCTGACTTTCCCTTGGTTAATGTCGTCGGTTCTTCTCCATCTGGAATAGTGCATGCATGCATTTTCTTCGCGCTAAAATAAGAATCGCTTCCGTCTGTAAATTGAGCACAATATTCCCTTAAAAAAGAAGAGTGAGATTGGCCACCATTTTGAGCTTCCTCAATGATAGTATGATCTATCATTTCTTCCGGAAGGGATTCATAGCCCATTTGAGATATAAAATACTTTGCGCTGCTTTCCTTGTCTGAATATATATTTCCCATCCACTCTTTATATGTCCGATATAAGTTCTCGAAAGTATAGCTGGCCGAAGACAGAGCTATCATTTTAGAATCGTTCCCAAAAACCATTCTATCCTCTTCTTTCATCTTGCCTTCTATAATTAAGTTCGTTTCCATTTCTCTTACTTCAATCCTCTCCTTCATGTTCTGGGGCGCTACTAGGAACGGCATTAAGACTGTGGATATAAGCTCCTCGGGCAACAAGAGGAACTCGTCTAGCACAAGTATATTCGCTCTGAAGCCACGAATTTTTTCTCCGCTTAATGGGATGGCCGTGATTGAGCCACCGTTTATTAACCACTCATATTGATCGTTTCTTTTAGAGGGCTTTATTGAAAAGGCTTGCCGCAACAACTCCGCGCCTTTGCTGCTTATCATTTTCTCCAAATTATTAAAAATAAACCTAGCGGTTCTGAACGTCGGTCCAGCTATTAAAATCTTCGTTCCCGGATTAAAAATGCATTGCAAAAAACAAAATACGCTAGCTATGAAAGTCTTACCGCAGCCACGACCCCAAACGCACATGGAGAAATTTCTATTCATTAGCCCCCTTAATGTTATCTCTTGGAAGGGAGCTAATTTAATGCCTGAGATCAATTCTGTAGTAAAGCCGAGATTAGCGTTCAAAAATTTTGCCAAAGTAATCTTAGCCTCTTTGTCTCCGAGCTCCCCCTTTAAATCTAAAAGGGTAGAGTTTATTCTCTCCGGCTCGACTTTGTACTTATCTGGCGCGTACCACATTTAAAGAATTTTCCTATCGTAGGCTAACTGCAAGTCTGTCTTTTTGTAAAGGCATTTAGAGAAAAATATTTTTTTCATAACTCGCACAGACTCTTTTCTTCCGTTCACGAAAAGGAATTGTATATGCGGGTATTGCTGGATAAGATCTCTAGTATTTCTAAAAATAAATTCCGGTGTCGCTCGTATCTTTTTCGAGATGTGCGGCAAATAATTAAACGAAAGAGCGTGAGATAAAGTGTCTTCGACTAAGATGATTAAATTAGCTTTGTCTTCCGCAGCTCTCTCTATTTCTCTTTTAAACCTCTCAAAATTCATAACGCTCAAAGTCGATATGAAATCCGCAAGAGACTTCCTTTCAATATAACAATTGCACGTTAGTTCTTTGTCGCTCAGGGTATAATCTCCGAATTTGAGAGTTTTGACTTCTGCGGGGTAGTCTATTTTTAAGGGAGCCTGCTCTCTTGTGTCTATGTAGATTTTTAAATTATCGTAGGTTTCGTGCTCTGAGCCTGCTGCGATATCCTCTATGCTCGTGAATTTGTTTTTCAAGCCTAGGTCGGAGCAAAGCTCATAATAATTTAAATGTTTTTCATAAAAAAGGATAGACGGTATTTTCGTACTCCTTAATTCAACCTGACAAGGCGCGTAGATTAGCTTTTTAGCCTCTTTCCTTTCTCTGATTATGTTGCTTAAGTACTTTACAGCTTTTTCTTTCGGCTGACTCTCTATCCATTTTCTTTGAGACGTCCTTGAGTTAAATTCAGATTCGAAATATTGTTTTTTATTTTTGAATTTTATTATTTCGCCAGAGGCTAAATCGTAACGAGGATAATACTTTTGATAATAAGAAGCCATCCTTAAATCATGACATTTTAGGTGTCCGTGAAGTTGGCGCTCCGTCTCAAATTCAGCGTCACATGCTTTGCATTTTAAGCTCATTAATCTAAAACCTCTTCTTCGGTTATACCCATGATCCTAGCTTTTACGTCATCTATGGATTTAAGGCTTTCTATTTCATCCTTAAGGTCTCCTTTCCTTCTTTCAGCTAATTCTATCATTTGTACCCTTTGCTCTTCTGACTTCCAAGCCTCGACTAGGTTTAATATGCTCGCGTTATCTTTGAGTTGATTTTTTAAGCGGTTACTTCTTTTTTCTTTCAGGTCATCTAAGAGCTTATGTTGCCTGTTTACTGATTGATGGTATTCTCCTTGCGCCGTATTAATAGATTCAACTAAAGCCATAGAGATCCTTCTCCCCTCTGTGTCGTTTGATACGTCGTCTAATAGCCTGTTAAGTCGTTCTACCCTTCTTTGTATAGTCGCTGAAATCACTACCTCAGAAGAAAGAATTATATACTGATCGACTTCTTCTTGAGCTAGGTCATTTTTGTCGTATGTATATCGTACGAAGCTACTTTCGTATAGCTCTCTATTGATCACGCTATCAAACCTATTAATTAGATGAACAAATCTATAAGTAGCCATATAGCCTATTAAAGAATGAACGTCCTTCTTTTGCTTCGCGGAAATTTTTTCTTTATTTATGCCATTGAGCACATACTTATTAATTCTATTAACGGCTAGATGAAATGTAGACGGCGGCTTGAAGTCTCCAGTGGGGATGTCGGATGTGTTTTCGTAAGTTTCTATTTCGTCGTTTTCGCTTTCTAAAGTTTTTATGTATTCGTTTATAGTCCTAGTCTCTTGGCTAAGGGGCATAAGCGTTTCGTTTTTGAATACGACCCTTGCTATTTCGTTTGAAGACATGGAGCTAAGGTAATTTTTAACGAATTCCTTGTCTTCATTCGTCAGCTTTAGTTTTTCTTTTCGTTGATATTCATGCGCTCCTCTCGCTTTTAAGTCTCTTGTGGCTAAAAATTTTTTAACTGCTTTGCCCTCCTTGGTTCTTCCATCAATGTTAGGGTCGTCGGGATAAGCAATGTGTATTAACTCCAATAACGAAGGTGGATCTTTTTCTCTAGAGTTCCACTCGTTTAGAATATTTTCTTCCTGCTCTTCTGATAAAATAACTTCTGACATTTTAATAAAGGTCTATCTCTTCGTTGTCCAAAGCCTTTCTGACTTTTTTGATTATGCTTTTCTTAATGTTTTTGATTTGCTTGTATCCCGGCGACCTGTTCGCTTCGGATGTTTTGTAGCCCATCTCTTTGGCGACCTCGTCGTCATCTAGGTTCTTCACGTAAAGGAGATTATATATTTTCCACTCTAAGGGCTTTAGAATCTCTTCCATTTTCGAGTGCAATTTTTTTACATTAGAGTCAAAATTTGATTCTTCGTAAGATTGGTTTTGTACTTCTACATAGTGGTATTCTAGCGGCGCTGCAATTTTAAGATCATGAGCTCTTTTTTTGTTCTTTTCCCAATGCGCGTATAAAGGGCATGCGGAACATTGCTTTTTGTAGATTATACACAAGTCTTCTCCTTCGGCTGCGGCGCACCTTAGGCAAGGTCTGCTATAGTTGCCATAGTTATTTCTTATCAGATTCTTAATTTGATTTGATATGATCTTGTTCAGCCAAGGACCCAGAGGCTTCTCGGAGTCATATAGGTGCCACTTTTTGAAGAGGTGGAATTTTATGATTTGAGAAACGTCATCAAAGTCCATCCAAGCAAGAGACTTAAGGTTCCACTTGCCCCTTCTTTTTCTGATCTCTTCGTCAATTAGATCGAGATGATCTTCAAATTCAAGTTTTTCGTTTTCAGCCATTGGCGTTTCTTCCGCGAGTGCCAGCCTCCTTTTGGAATTCAGCTAAAATTTCCTTAGAGGTTTTGGGGGAAGAGCCTCGGCGTTGTGTCTTCGGTGATTTTGATGGAGAAACTGTTCCGGCAATTTGCCCGAGTGTCTCGTTTGGGTTCGGGTATTTTGTTATCTCTACGTCTAGCCCAGACAGATCGGGAATTTCAACTTCAGAATCTTCATCAAGGCTCTCTTCATGGCTTTGCTCGCTTTCTTCTCCAGATCCCGAAAAAGAAAGCCCACAAGATTGGCAAAATCTAGGCTTTTCTCCGGAATAGAGATTAAGTGACCCGCAGCTAGGGCAGTACATTTTTAATTTACTCATAGTTTTTTCCTCTCATATCATAGCATCAAATGACGACAAATAAATATAAATAATTATTTATTTATAAATTAAAGTGTAAATATAGATATGAAGCTATCGTCTAGATTGGCTGAATTAGACGCAATTTTTGAGGAAATAGAAGAACTTACACTTCCTCACTGCAAATCCTCGAACCCGGATTTCTGCTTGATGTCATGTAGAGCCAACAATATAGCCCACGAAGGCAGAATGGCTTTATATAAAATAGGATGCTCGATTGAGCCAAAAGACTTAGATATTCCTCACAAAGGAGGCGATTGGGGCGAATACGCAGCGCGTCGAGAAGAGCAAGAGAAAAAAGGTCTTTCTTAGCTCTTGCATCTGCAATCAAGATTTTTACAACACTTTTTTTGATGGCAAGCGCACTTGCACTTATTTAGATTACACAATCCCACTTTACAAAACCAGTGTCTAAAGCTTCCCAATAATTTACTCATAATCTTATTTTTTCTTAGTCTTTCTTGCCCATGGTTTGGATCTTTCTTTTTAAACTTTCCGATGCTTGAGCTCCACGTTCCCATTTGTTAATAATACACTTAAAGTCTATAACTCTTCTATTCTTTTTGCTTTGTCATCTACGACTAGGTCGTATGGAGGCTTGATATGCGTCCCCTTAGTCCCTGTTGACAACTCGTGGAACTTACAGCCCCAAGACTTTAGCTGTGCTAAAGTAAACTCATAATAGCATCTCCCTGCCGCTACAGACTTCGGAGACCCTCCTCTGGCTGTCCAGTAAATGATTCGCCAACCTTCGTCGTATAACTTATTTATTTTCGCGATATTCTCTTCGCTTGGCTCCGCCATGTTGTATTGCCTTTTGTCGGGATAAAAGCATATGGTTTCGTCGATGTCGACTAAAGCTACTCTTCGCTCGCCTTCTTCCGATAGCCTTTTTGACTCATGGAAGTCTTGATTCGCTGCAAACTCTGGGTGTTGGTTCATTTTGACCTCCTTTTCCTTTTCGGGGCGGGCTTTGGTTTTGGTTTTGAAGCTTTGGGTTTAGACGCTTTACAGTGTCCGGGCATAATTGCTTTTATCTCGTCAACTAACCCCAACTGTAGACATTCGTCTGCGTCAATCCACCAGTCTTTGCGATCCCAATTTCTTTTAATTTTTTGATTTGTTAGCTTAGACCTTGATGTGAAGATATCTACGATTCTTTGTTCTATTCTTTTAACTAATCTTACCTCGTCTTCGACCTCATAAGTCTTGCCAATCGCTCCGAAGGCAGCTCTATGAATCATCATCCATGCTTGGTGACCTATCCACCTTACATCTCCAGCCTGAAGTAAAATACCAGCCATTGAAGCGGCCATGCCTAATGACCCAGTTATGATCTTATGTCCTGAAGCCCTTAGCTCTTGAATAAAGTCAAACAACTCAAAGCCATCGATAATACTACCGCCGGGAGAAGAAAAGACGATTTCTATATCGCACTTTGGATCTTCTCTATGCCACAGCGTCAGTTTCGACATGCATGCCGCCACAGAAGCGGAACTAACATCTCGATTAAATCTGTAGAGGTGGTTCTCTTCGTCGGTATGCATTTCTTTTTGCTGCTTCCTCCACGCGGTGTGCGCTTCTACTTCGGCTTTTAGGGCTGCGGCTTCAGCAATCCTCGTTTCGGCGACTTCGTGTCTTGTTTCTTCTTCCAGTTTCACGATGCCGGCGTTTAGAGCGGTAATTTCAATACGAAGTTTTTCGTTTTCTATTTGTAGTTTTTCTTTTTCTTCTTTAGTCATTGTTTCTTCCCTCCCTGACCAAGTTTCTTAACTAAGAATTTTACTAACTCTGAGCGCATGATATCGTCTTCGGAAAAAGAGAAGTTGTGAATGCCCATTTTCTTACTCTCTTCGTCTTCGAAAATTCTATACATTTTTTCAAAGCCTCCGGAGAGATTGGTATTTTTGATGTCTGTTTGCATCGGGTCAGCCAAGACAAAACATCTACATCCTTCCCCCATCCTAGTTAAAACAGTAATGATTTCTTTTTCCGTACAGTTTTGAGCCTCGTCTAAAATTACGCATTTATTTGTCCAATTCATTCCTCTAGCGAAGTTCACGGGGAACATTGAAACCCTTTTTTCTTCCTCTAACTTTTCGGGTCTAGTGGAAACTAGTAATTCGTCAAGCTTGTCTAGAAAGGGCAAGTTGTAAAATGCAAGCTTATCTTCCGCGCTCCCCGGCAGAAATCCTAAGCTGTGCGCGCTACTTTCTACGGCTGATCGTAGGTACATTATATCGCTTATCATCTTCATGTTTAGAAGTTGAAGACCGCAATAGACAGAAAGCAGCGTCTTGCTCGTGCCTGCTGGACCGCTTACGAAGATTAACTTAGTTTCTTTATCTAGAGCGAGTTTGAAGAATTTTTTTTGGTTTTCGCTCCAGTTGAAGTTTTTTAGTTTGATTTTGCTTTTGATAGGATTAGGAACAGTAAAGCCTGTTAAAGCTTCTTCAATTTCTTCAACTGTCTCCTTCTTAATTTGATTTCTAGATTTTTTTCTAAAACTCTTTTTCGGTGGTGTCGACATAATTTGATGCTCTATAATAATATTTACACTAAAATACTATTCTGCATCAAAGAAAAACATATGAAAAAGTCTACTATTCTCTTTTTTATTACCGAAATATTTGGTTGCGGAGTGTACTAACTGCGCGTCCCATATTGCCATCCTGTTATAAACATTACCTATAACGTCTACCAATTCCCAGTTCGTTCCATCATAAAAATCCCCATTAAACATTTCCCAAAAAAGCTCTTCAGTATCTTTCCCGAGTCTATCGCAGTCAGATTCTTTGGGGTAATGCATTAGCCCGTTGTTCTTACTTTTCCAAAAGCTAGAGCCGCAGCTTGGAGGAGCGTCTGGAGTTAGGTAAACTACTGCTGCATATTTTTGACCATCCACATGATAAACCAGCTGGTCTTCGGACGTGCAAAATTGAAAAACTCCATTAGTTCCGTAGTCCCATTTCGTTATTTTTTTCTTTAGCGAGTCTTCGAGAAATTCTTTCGTGCCGGGAAAAACAAAACTTAGCTCCGTTCTTTGTCCTTTGTGGCTTTCTATATGGGGATTAAATTCTTGGCCAAGAGCAAAATCCCTCACCGCATCTGGATCGTTATAAAAGTCATCGACGACCACTAAACTCGGATGAGTGTTGTTAACAGAAATCGCGGGTTGGTCTCCCTTATATAGATTAGTCTTTCCTAGGTTTTCGAAGTCAGCGCTTAAAAAGGTTCTATGTTCTTCACCAATATATATTTGCAGTTCTCCCTTAGCAACCCCATCGTCTTTTACGAATGGGATATCAAACCCGCAAGCCAGTGGAGCTCCTGATTCAGGATAGGTCTTTTTCACGTCTGGTCTATCTGTTTCAAAGGCTATATAGCTCTTGGTGCGACCACCGTAATCTAATAAGAGTCTAACTTGGGGGTTATGTGCTTCAATGCCTCCAGTAACCTGAGGGTTATCGTTAGTCAGGAAAACCCAGCCAGAGATTCTCCATTCTCCCCCCTTCTTTCCGAAGAAATCTATGTGAGCCTTTACATTATTTAGTGACGTCTCATGCATATTTATTCTTATACCATTTTACCGTTTTTTCAAGACCTTTGTCGAAATTAGTTCTAGGCTTCCATTTTAACTCTTTAATAACCTTGGAGCTATCTATGGCATATCTTAAGTCATGCCCGAGCCGATCTTTCACATGCTCAACATGTTCGGCCATATCAATTTTCAACATATCACATATCATCGATATGGTTTGTAGATTCGTTTTCTCGCAATTCGCCCCTACTAAATATGTTTCACCCATATTTCCATTTTTCAAAATTTTCCATAGTGCCGAGCAGTGATCGGCCACATATATCCAGTCTCTAACATTTTCTCCATTACCGTATACGGGAATTTTGCCTCCACCTATTAATGATCGGATAATCGTAGGTATAAACTTTTCATCATGCTGATTCGGACCATAATTATTTGAGCAGTTGGAGATTGTCGCTTTAACTCCGTACGTATTGACATACGCCCTAACTAAAAGGTCTGAGGCGGCTTTGGTTGCTGAGTATGGATTCTTTGGGGCGTAGGGGGTGTCCTCTGAGAACTTTTCCTTGCCCTTCGCTTCTCCATAAACCTCATCGGTGGAAACATGGTGAAACCTTGCTTTGTATTTTTTGCAAACCTCCAATAAAGAATGCGTTCCAATAATATTTGATTTTATGAAAACGTCTGGATTTTTGATGGAATTATCTACATGGGACTCGGCCGCCAGATGAACGACGTGGGTGATATCGTGCTTATAGAAGGTGTCATAAACTCTTTTGCGATCTGATAGGTCATATTTTTCAAATAGATATTTAGGATTGCGGGAGACTTCCCTTGTATTACGTAACGAGCCCGCATAAGAAAGACAATCGACATTAACCAGCTTACAAATACTTTTTTTGTTTATTACATGATTTATGAAGTTCGACCCTATAAACCCACATCCTCCTGTAACTAACAAGTTCATTTATAAATATTAAAAAATTCTTCTGTAGATATAACGTTAAATATATCGTTTCTGTTTTTTTTAAAAAATTTCCAATCTAAGCATCGCTCTAGACTATGAGCTTTGTATACTTCCTGCTCGCCCTTCTCCAGTATACCACAGCCTAAATCACAATCAACAATATTAAGTTTTAAATCATTTCGACTACATCTAATCTTCACGATAGATCGCCAAACCGTACCACACCATCTACCGTGCATTGGCTTCTCTTGAGCCATGTCCCACTCAGGGGGCATGCAGTCATGTATAATAATTACTCCTCCCTCATTTAGGTGCTTTAAAGAACTGTCTATATCTTTGTCTACGTCTGCCTCTTTGTGTGAACCATCGACGAAAATAATATCATAATTTCTTTCAATATATTTTTTGAAGAAAGCGTCGGACGTACATGGAGCATATAGTTTTATACGCTTGTTCGATTCAACATTCGCGAGGTCCTCTAGCGTTTTCCTATCGACCCCGGATTTGTGCTCGCATTTTATCTGGTTAAAGTTTTTGTCACAATCCGCCAGACCTATTTCTAAATAGCTTGTATACCCTCTACTCTTTATCAGGTAGTTTATGAAGTCAAACCTCCACATTTTCTTTCCAATTTTTTAATGAATCTATGATTGCATCTTCCGCGCTCCTTATTTCAACTCCTGCGGAAATCAATTTTGAATTATCGAGAACACAATTAGATCTTGCAGCTTTCGCTGCAACTTTATACATTTCTTCTTCGCTTTTGAAAAACTCAAAGTCTTTAGATAAATTTAAATATTTTTTAATTAGAGTCACAACCCTCTGGGCTGTGACGGAGCCAGAATTAACAACATTATAAATTCCATATTCAGAATCATTAAGCCAAAGCTCAATACATGCTTTGACAAAATCACTTCTATGAGAAATAGAATTCTTCATATCAAGAAGTCTGTCATATTTTTGAAGTTTAGTTAAATAATTGCGAGGACTGTCGTACTCATCAAATGGTATTCTTAATCTCCATATATAGTGCTGGTCATACATATTAGTTATGTAATGTTCACCAAGAGCTTTTGTCCCGCTGTAATAACTGCATGGTGGACTATCAAAGCAAAAGTTAGGCTCGTCCTCTTCAGTGAAGTCTTTCTCATATCCGCCGTATATACAGCCTGAAGATACATGACCGAAAGGTATGTCAAAGGCTTTGCATGCTTTAGCAATAGTTCTTGGAAGCTCTGCGTTAGCCAAAAGCGTTTCCTCCTTATTGTCCTCGCAAACGTCTACGTTCGGCTTGCCCGTAAAACCCGCGCAGTTAATTACAAAGGTAGGATTGGTTGAATGAAAAAACCCAATCAAATGATCAAAGTTATAATAATCTATAGTCTTTCTACTAATCTCAAAAAATCTAATATCTCTATCAATTAATTCATGGATGAATTGTTGACCGATATAACCAGATGCGCCGATTAATATTACTAAATTGTTATTATTATTCATCTTTCGAAATAGTCTGTATAGTTACATCCACTATGCTTTATATCTTTGATTTTTATTACAGGGTATGTCCTAGGTCTTTTAGTTGCATCCATTTCTTTATCTCTTTGTCTACATTGGTCCCATTGTTCTTGCTCATGAATAGTTTTGTAATCTGATGGGTTATATTTTCCTGTGAAAAAGACCTCCCAACAAAGTTTTAATCTATTTTTCCAACTTAGACTGTGCTTATCCATGATGCCTTGGCTGTTGTGTCATTTACCTAAAACCTTCTCTAAATAGTCTTTATAGTCGCAATCTGGGATACTTTGCATGTTCATCATGAGCTCAGACTTAGTTATCAGTCCCGATCTTAGCGCAGCCTCCTCTGGGCAGCCGATTTTAATACCCTGTCTCCTCTCGATGACTTCAACGTACTCAGAAGACTCGTGGAAGCTTCTGCTAGTGCCCGCATCGAGCCAAACGCATCCGCGATTTATTGGATATACTTTTAATTCTTTTTTATTAAGATAATGTCGAATTACATCTGTGATTTCCATCTCTCCTCTGGCGGAAGGCTTAATTCCTGCTGCAATGTCTACTACTGAATTTTCAAATATATATAGTCCCGGAATTGCGAAGTTGCTTTTAGGGGTTTTTGGCTTTTCTTCGATAGAAATCGCATTTTGAGCATCATCAAATTCAACCACCCCATATCTAGTCGGATCATTTACCTCATATCCGAAAATAGCTCCACCTGATTGGAATTCTTCAAAGGCTTTCTTAAATACATTAGAACCATAAAATATATTATCTCCGAGTATGAGAGCTACGTCATCATCTTCTATGTGTTCTTTTGCTATTGTAAAGGCTTGTGGTATGCCCGTGGGCGTTGGTTGTACTTCGTATGTAATGTTTACGCCGAATTGACTCCCATCGCTCAATAAGTTACTAAAATTAAATATTTGTTCTGGAGATGATATTAAGCAAATGTCTTTTATTCCGCTCTCTATTAATGTAGTCAGCGGGTAGTAGATCATTGGCTTGTCATATACCGGCAGCAAACCCTTCGTAATGGCGCGAGATAGCGGCCAGAGACGCGTTCCTTTACCTCCTGCTAGGATTATACCTTTCATTTTTTATAAGTCTTCTTTGCTCAAATGCGGGCGTTCTGCCCAGTAGGGAGCACCATAGCTAATTGTCAGTTCGTCGTTAGGCATTATGTGTCTCTGTGCGCGAAATATTATGTATTGTTCTTTTACATTATCAGTTAGCTGATTTTTACAAAAAAACTCCCAAGATAGGTTTGGGCGATCTGAGTGATTGTACATTGCTCCGAATCCCAACATGAGCATCACTGGCTTCACTCTTTCTTTGTACTCCTCTGAGTCATCGACTGAGCGCTTAAACATGTCTGGGTCAGTTAAAGCGAAAATATAATCATTTAATGGCGAGGGTATCTTTTCATGAGTAGTCTTTACGTACGGGCAAAACTCCACTAGCTCTTCAGGAGCTATTGGCTTCGTGCAGAATACCCCTCTGCCGAGATCGCAATTTCTAACTTCTACTTTCACTTTTGTAGGTCTGTAGCTCCATTTTCCCATTCTCACATAGCTCCCAGCTATATTAGTAAGGGTATATGCAAAAAGCAATATTTTAAAGGTGCTTTCGCGGATTTTTTTGGAATTGTTTATTAATAAGATTTAAATTGGCTGGGGAGAAAGAAAATTAACACCCCCCCACTTGTTGACTAAAAGAAGAGCCATAATTTTTCAATAATGGGGTGGGTGCCCTTTTACTTAATGGCCGACATAAAATAACCAAGGACAAAGAGAAAGACCGCGCTCGCGACCAACCCCGCGAGCAAAATAGAGAAAATAGCCTTGATGGAATCCCAAACCTTCGCCAACTTGCTTGGCTCCTTTGCAAAATACTTTTCTCTCATCAGTTTAACCCTACCGTCAGCCTTGGCTTGTTGGTAGTCAAGAATCTCGCGCATTTTCCTTATGTCCCGCGCTCTGTTGTTCCCTCTGTAAGTGGTTCGCATAAAATTAGCCTTTCACTAAAGTGTTGTCGTCGTGGACTTCCAAATCCTGCAGGAAATCCGTAACCTCATCGAGGGATGCGTAAAACACATCCTCGAATGCTACTGACTCACCATAACCATCTCCAAATGCGTTTTCTAACCAAGCACCTTCGCAAGGTACGATGTTGACAAGGCGGCAAGGCTCGCCCGTGTTTGCATTGATGTAAATCCTCCCGCATTGGAGGTTGTTTGCTTTTTGGTTTAATCTCATTTCTTTCATTGCTATAATATAACCCCATTTCTTAAAAAAGTCAAGGGCTGGAGGGCATTTTTCTTAAAAAGATATTCACAGGGTGTTAATAACTTTTCCATAGGTTGGCACGGCGGGCGCTGCACGTCCCGTGCCAACCTTTAGGTGGGACATTGGCTGTCCACCCTCTGAAAGTTTTTTCCCGACCCTCGTTTGAGTACTGTTTTCGTGGGGTATTCTGCACCAACTTTCTGCTCTGTGGATTTGCTTTTCTTTAAAAAGTGGGGTATGTTATGGTATGAAAGAGAATATGAAAGACACAAAAGAAACAACCGACTTTATCGTAACCACCACCAGCGGCACACGCTGGAGTGCAACTGGTACATCACCCGCCAACGTGCGAGAGAACTTTTGGATGCGTTCCCCCTCCATCATCGCCAAGGTAGAAGCGGGTAGACTTTTCACCCACGAAGAAGATGCGGAATTGAAAAGAGAAAAACTTGAAGAAATGTGCAGGTAGGACGGCAGATGTCCCACCTCCCGTGGTATACTAAACGCATAACAAATTAAGAATATGAAAAACAAAAACGAAAACACGAACGAGCTAACCGTTAAGGGCTTGACCAGTAACGAAGACGAAACCTTTACCGGCGTTCGAAATGACAGCTTCGGCCACGATTACCGTGACCACGACCAAGATGCTTGGAATTTTGAAATTGACGAAACCGATTGCTGGAAGTAAAAAATTATGGGAATGATAACAATGCCACAAATGAAACAAGCGCGTAACCTAAAGCTGGGCGCGATTTACGTACTCAAGGGTACTTACGAAAAAGTTCGACTGGTAAGCATCGGATGCAGCGCCAGCGTAGAAAACGCACGGGGCGAAGGCTACGGCGAAACCATACCGTTTAAGCATTTGCTTTACGCCAACGCCGTGGAGGTGAAAAACTTTTTGGAAGGGTAGCACCACAAATGTCCCACCTCGTGTGCTATACTAGACGTATGAAAATGATTATGAAAGACGAACTTTTTGAAGTAAGAATCGCAACGTGGAGCAATGGCACCACCACCACCACCCACATCAAAGCATTTGACTTGGCTCACGCCAAGCGGATTGCTAAACGCAAATGGGGAACCACAAGGGTTCTGCCAGTATAACAGCCCACCGTGCCGCCTTGTTGAAACTACGCTTGAGACACAGCGTGATGGATGAGGGTTGGCACGGTGCGTGCAGCCCGCCGCGTGCCAACAATCCAGAGAAAAAGTTTTTTAGTTTTCTCAAGGTAGGACTGCAGATGTCTCACCCCGTGTGGTATACTTACAGCATGATGATTGAAACAGATATGAAAGAAAAACCAACCTACGAACTCTGGTTCTTAGGTGACCGCTGCAACTCCCTTGTGAAGTGTCGCGAGTCATTCAACAAACTGCTGATTGATGCGGGCGAGCTAATGCGCTGCGGGCGCGAAGCAGGGTTAAGCGTTGGAGGCATAGAAATCTGCTGTGTGAGTGCTGATGGCAATGACGTCGAAACAGTGTGGCATCACAACCTCGCAGACGACAAGAAAAAGAAAGTCACAAGGTAGGACTGCAAATGTCCCACCCTCTATGCTATAATAGACTTATGATAATTGAAACAGATATGAAAGAAAAAGAAAACACAAACGAGCTAACCGTTAAGGGCTTACTCAGTAACGAAGATGAAACCTTTACCGGTGTCCGTAATGATAGCTTCGGCCACGATTACCGCGACCACGACCAAGACACTTGGAACTACGAAATTGACGAAACCGATTGCTGGAAGTAAAGATTATGAAAATAGAAAACATAGAAGTAAAAGTGGGCGATGAAATTCGCGTTGGGATGCAACTGATGATAGTTGATGAAATCACAGAATTTGACACCATCATTGCAATTGATGAAGATGGTGCAGAGTTAGAGTTAACCGAAAATGAATTTGACGTTTACGTCGACCGTTCAAAAGTGAAGGGAAATTAAATTATGGGAATGATAGTAATGATGAACAAACAAGCGCACAACTTAAAGTTGGGAGCGATTTATGTACTTAAAGGTACTTACGAAAAAGTGCGGTTGCTGACCGTTTTACCCTGCGAAGGCGTTTGGGTAGAAAACGCACAAGGCGAAGGCTACGGCAAAACCGTTCCATTTGAACATTTGCTTTACGCTAACGACGAAGAAGTAAAAAACTTTTTGGA